TAATGCATCAACATGATGTTTTTGAACTGAGTATCCAACTCCTGTTCCACCCAAAAGTAGGAACATGATTTCAGAGAATACTCTCCAATCATCAATCGGTGCAAAGGCACAGTTATAGATTCTGTTTGGTGAAATTTCAATAGGTTTACCAGCAAATTGCATTGACCTCATTGATGGTAAAACTTGTTTTTTGAAGACGTACATATAGTTCTCACGAATCTCCTTTTCTAATTTAGGGTAGTGCTTGATATGCATCTCCATGTTTCTTGTGACAAGCTCTTGCCACGTTTCTCTTCTTTTCAATTCAGGAATATACTTGGCGTACTTCATGTACACTGTAATGTCCGATAAAATTCTGTTTGAAATGTCCATTTTTTTGTTTTTAAGTAATTGTTTTTTTTATCAAAAAATCGTTGATTTTAGTGATAAATATGCCGTTGCGTAGTTATTGACTACATTTATTTTTAAAAAAAAATAAGTTTTTTTGAGAAAAAGTAGATATTTAATTAAACGTTATTTTGAGATTTTTGGGCTTCTTCTTTCGCCTTTCTTTTCTCCATAAGTTCCTTGACTCTATCTCTCTTTCTTTCTTCTTGTTGTTCCTCGAATCCAAGGAAGGTAACCGAACTTTCTGTGTCGATTTCAAGAAGTTCATTGTTGAATTTGCAGTTTTCGAATACAACTCCGTCTTTTCCGAGACGTGACTTTGTAATGGCTATTGTCGCCAAATTCATTTCTTTTTGTTGTAGTGTTTTTGCCACGGTAATAATAACGTGTCCAACTTGTGCCTTTTTAATTGAACCTCCCATTTGGTCTGTGGTTACAACTTCAGATGAAATAGAACTTCTATTACCTTGGGTTGCTGTCCAACCAACTAAATTCAATTCGTGACACATTGCTTCGAATCCTCTCATTACAGAACCCTCAGCTTTCCATTCGTCTTTACTTGATGATTCAGGAAGTACACAATCGATATAATCTAACATAATCATATCAATTTTGTTTCCATCAGCAATCATCTTTCTAACCTGATTTTTAAGTTGATTCATAGTCATGGTATCGGATGCTAACTTTTTAAGAATCAACTTGTTTTTCATTGTTTCTTGAATTTCAGTTATTTTACCCATAACCTCTTCTCTGTGATGAGCTAACTCATCAGGAGCAATACCTGTCCAAATAGTGAAGTGCTTTCTTTGAACAATCTTTGGATTGTCTTCAAAGAATACTTGTAAAACATTATACCCCATATTAAATGCGGTATTGGCAATCTTAGTTAAGATGGTTGTCTTACCAACCCCCGTAGGAGCTAATATAACACCAATCTCACCCTTTGCTAGTCCACCCTTCAACAATCTATCAATACCTGGTATACCCATCGGAATAGGGTGTCTATAGTCCTCATCCAACACTGTTTCTAAACCAAAGAAGATATCCGTCTGACCCTTGTCTATTTCACCAACTTGTAATGCTTCTCTAACCAACCCCTCCACTTTATCGTAAGATTCAAAATCACCTTGAGTGATGATTTTTTGAGCCTTGTCCATCGCCTTTTGAAGTTCTTGTTGTTTACAGAATTTCAAAGCCTTTTCTTGGACAAATTGAGTTCCTTCGAATGGTGCGTCTTTGACTTGCTTCAATGTGTCTAAGACAATCTTAGCAACCATTTCTTGAGAAACCTCGGATTTAATAATCTGCTCAAGGGTATCGAAGTTGGGTGTAGATTCATACTTAACATAGTACTCCTTAATCATCTGTAAGATGATTTTGAAATACTTGTTATCGAAGTACTGTGACTCGATAACATCGATAATAGACGATGAAAAATCCTTGTCTACCACGATTTGATTAAGTAACTGAATCTGAAAAGTGTTCCCTAAATAATCGAAATTTTTATTCATAAATAATATTCTATACCCCCCGTATTATTAAATACTTACTTGCTAAGGTCAAATTCTAAATATTGGTAAGTTAATTTGGTTGTTGAAAAAATGTCAGTTAATTCACGAAGGATGTCTTTTAAAAATGGTCGTACGTCAACCGTATAACGAACTTTTGGTGGGAAAAATTTTCCGTCAAAAACTCTATGACAAATTGTCGTGTCTCCAACCTTAACATAAATGTTAAAAACCTCAGGTCCTTCGGTATATGATGTGTTCATAACTGAAGGGTCGTTTGTAATCGCATCTCTGTTGTCCATCATATAAATTACTGTCTTCATCTTCAAATGATACTGTAGTTCATTTTTGATTGAACTTACAAGTTCATACAACTCCATAGAGTTTTTTGCCTTAGGATTGTAACCTCTAACATTGAAAAATCTTTGAACCACGATATTATCGTTCAAGGTCAAAAGGAATTCCATTTTAGTGCTGTCTTGCTCTTTCATAATTGTGTTTTAATTTTTGTTTGTTTTTCTTTTTTCTTTTCTTGTTAGTTTCATAAATGGTCGGAGAAAATTTACCCAAGCCTCGTCGTTTTTGGGTAGATACTTGAAGAGACCGTCCTCCATCATCATTCTCATCAAGTTCTTATATCCTCTGTCTGTGGGGTCGATAGAATCGGTATGAATTTGTTCTACCAACTCTTTACCATCATCGGTAATCAACGGATTGTGTAAGTCCACAATCTTTTTGTTTGTTTGGTAGAACTGTTCCCCAAGTATACCAAATTTTGTTCGCCCTGTCAAAATATTCTCCAAAGCTTTCGGTTTTTTCTTCTGCTGGTTATTTCGTGCAATATCGAGTATCTCTTCGATAGTGCATGATTTTTCCAGCAATTCGGGGAATAATTTAACCAAAGTTTTTTCTCCCAAGAGTTCTATTCCGTCAATATTGTCGGACTTGTCTCCTGTTAGGATTTTGGTTAATAAAACGTTTGTGTGTGGTATATCAACCTTGTTGATAGTAATCATATCCCCATTCTTAAAATATTGTTTTGAGGTTGGGGAATATATGGTTACACGTTTGGATATAAGTTGTGTAAGGTCTTTATCAGCAGAAAAGATTATAATCTGTTCATCAGTAGAAATCTTTGTATAATAGGCGATTAAGTCGTCAGCCTCATTATTAATCATCTCAACTTGGCGTACGAATATCTCTTCGAGGTATTGTTTAACTCGAGCCTTTTGTTGAAGATATGATTCGTATTTATACTCATTCATATCTTGTCTACGATTCGCTTTGTATTGTGGGTAAATGGATTTCCTAATAGATGAATTGGAGTTACCATCCCAAAAGACCACAACCTTATCATGGTTATGTTCCTCCAAGAATTTTCTCAAGATGTTGATAAAATGGTAGATTCCACCTAAGTGGTCTCCACCATTATACAACTCTTTTACTCCGTGAAATCCTATTTTAAACAGATTGTCTCCGTCTACTAATAATGTCTTAATCACAATCTGTGATTTAAATGTGAAACAATATACTAATCTTCTTTTTCTTCTTTCAATGTAAACTCACCATCGGAACCGATAATATCTTTCCAATAATCAGCGTATTCTTTTTTGTAAGCTTCAATAGACGCTTTTTCTTCAGCGGCTTCTTTACCCGCCAAGAATCCATGTGGTGTTACAATTATCTTTCCGTCTTCATAACCCAATCCATTGATGTGATTTTTCAACACAGAAACTTTTGTTCTGATTGCAAACTTAACACTTCTTTTATCTTTTGTTGCGGTAATTTTGTTTGTGCCAGCACCTTTTTGATTTCCAAATAAGAATACCAAAGATGAGTTCAACCAAATCGCTTCACCACCTTTAGCTTTAATTTTAGGTTGACCGAAAGGATTATCAGGAAGTTCAACCCATGGTTGATTAACGATAACCAAAGTGTTTTCATATTTTGAATCAGCCTTACGTGAACCCGAAATGCGTTGGTTAATACCCATACCAATTTTGTCTGCCAATGTAGACGCGTTGTGTTGTTTACCACCTTTACCTTCGTATGTCATTTTACATGGAACCGAACCAACAGAATCCCACAAGAATAATAAACTATAATCTAATTCACCCTTTTCCTGTGCATCTAACAAACTATTGATGTAATCAGTAATTTGTTCAATATAATCAAAGTTATTATTGAATATATAAAACCCGTCCCAATCCAATTCTCCTGTCTCTTCGTCAACAACTTCTTCACATTGAAATCCCATCAATTTGGCATGTTCAAATGACCACTTCTGTTCTGTGATAATGAACACAGGTAGAATGTTTTTCTTTTGAGCATCTGCAGCACACTTAACCAATGCTGTTGTTTTACCCGTATCAGAGTGTCCCAAAAACATATTCAAATGTCCAATAGCTGGACCTGGAAGTCCAACGGCATCTAAGAAGTCAGGACCTAAGTCGAAAAATCTTTGTGGTTTATATTTTGCAGAAGTTGAAAACTTCTTTTTTAAACTATCGAAATCGTTTTTCTTAATTGCCATTTTCTATTCTTTTAATGTTTGGTAATTTGTTCGGTTTGTTTCGGTTGTAGAATATTTTGTCTTCCTCAAATAGTTCACCAATTTCATCTTCATGAAAGGTAATTAATGATAGAGGTGACCCCTCTTCATTACTTTCTTCTCTCAACATACCGAATAGAACAGTATCACCAATTTGTTTACTTCTACCTGAGAAGTAATTTTTATCTTTTAATTGACTTAGAATTTCATAAGATAATGTTTTATTATCTCTTAATTGTAATTCAATTTCTTCTTTGAATGTCATATGAAAAAATTAAAGGGTGGGAGGAATCCCACCCTTGTTATAATTTAGAATGGTAAATCTCCATCTGGTTCGTCATTCGCCTGAGGGTCAACTGTCTTTCCTGAGGATTTTGGTGTACCTCCTCCGATAGAAGTTTCTTCTACTGAACTATCACCATAAACGTATCCACCTTTTTCAGAATCCCACTTTGGAGTTTCTCCTCTTGCAATAGCTTCAAGATATTCAACAGGTTTTTTAGAGTATACGTCTAACCATGTCAATTCATCTTCAATCCAAGCTTTAGCTTGGTCTTTTTCTGTATGTACAGGTGCTGGGTCATCATACATAACAGTAGATACTGTAGTGTATTCTTTTCCTTTTGGAGTTTTTGCTTTAGCCAACTCGATGATTAAATCACGACCTGTCTGAGCGTCGGTGATATCACCTTTGTTTCTCCAAATTGGAATGATTTTATCCAAGATACCATCATTCTTATAGTTGTGTTTGAATCTCCAAAACTTAGGACCATCTTCTTCGTGGTCTCTATCAATTACTTTAACGATGTAAAACTTACGAGATTTGTATTGTTTAGCCAATTCTTTGTCAGACTCTTTGCCTGTTGACATCAACTCTTCGTATACCTCATTCAAAGGTGAACGTTCGTTGTCGTTTTTTCCTGGGTCATAGAACTTCTGCCATTGACCACCCACTTGGATTTCGTGATACCAAGCTTCTTTAAATGGTGATGAACCATCTGGAGTAGGTAGAATCCTAACTCTTCTTTGTCCTGATTTCTCTTTATCTCCTAAGATTAAAGCGAAATACTTTTTCATTCTTTCGTCTTGCGACATTCTCGATTGGGCCCCGCCCCCTTGTTGTGATTTTTCGTACTGTGCCAATACGGCGTCTAATGAACTCATGTTTTTAAATTTTAAATTGTGAATTTGTTTATACAAGTATAGTTTAAAGTGTGACTATAGTCAAATGAAAAAGGTACCCTAAGGTACCTTTTATAATATTTCATTCAGTATTATCTGAACGATGTTTTATACGCTTCTTTTTCCATTCCTCCTCCTGGTTGGAATGAATTTTTGATGTCATTAACATTGATATCTGTAACCTCGTCTGAAGTTAAAACATAATCATTTTTTCCAGTTTTTTCCATTTCGTCTTGCTTATCATCAAAAAATTGTGATAGTTTTTGATTGAATGGATATGAATCATATGTTCTTAATTCCAATTTCTCTTGTGGGGTTTTCTCTCTGTATTTTTCAATTTTGTTTTCAAGTGAGTTAAGTTTGTTCATGATGTTATCCATCTCACCTAACTTAGATTGTAAATCATTAAGTTGATTGAATAAATTATTGAAATAATCCTCTTGTTTCATTTCAATATTTTTCTGTGAGTCAACTAAGTCGGTCACATCTAGTTCTTCAGAACCAGTCCCTTCACCTTCCTCTGAATTTCCTTCGTCGTCAATTTTTTCAACATCTGGGTCAGAATCAACATCAATAATTTCAGGTCCAACTTCAGGTGCTGGTGGAGGTGTTGCTCCAGCAGGTGCTGGTGCAGGTGTTGCCCCTGCCGCTGGTGCCAAAGCTCCTAATGCATCTTCACCTGGAGGTGGTGGTATTGCGGCTTGTTCTAAAATGTATTGATTGATACTTCTATATCTTTCAATCTCACTAATAATTTTTCTATCTAAACTCATTTTTTATCCGTTTAATAATGTTTTTATTCCGTTGGCAGTTTCCACTCTAACTTTTCTATTTGCTGTAAATTGGTGTCCCGCTCTTTCAATAAGACCGTCTCTTTCTCTGACAGTATAACAATCACCTGTGTCTAAGTCACAAACTTGTTTTGTTCCATCTCCGTTATCTTCTTCAGAATATCTGACTGATTTTCCAAGATAATTGTCTAATGCTGATTTTATGCTCATATGAATCTTTTTATATAAATATATTGTTATGAATAAATGTTTTTTATTTTAGTTTTCCTGAAATGTAAAGTTGAATGACTGTGTTATTGGTTTTGGGTATTTTACCCTATCTACAGGATAAGCATTCAACGTAAACTGTAATAATACTGTGTCTCTCGCATTTATAGGATTTGTATTAAATGGTGGTATTGGAAAATTAATTAGTAAATTGGCAACATCTCTATATGTTACAACAAATTGATTATTATTTACTAAATTAGTTCTAACAGAAGTTGCGGTTCGAACCAATTTCTGTGTGGTCACATTATTTTGTACAGTATTATTGAAAACTGAAACTTCCATTATCACAGCGGTACTAATTACTGCAGGAGGAGTACTCGGACTCATTTTGACAGTAAGTGTATCTGTAATGTTTCTAGTTACTTTGGTCTCCGTTCCAATCATAGTTGGAGCATTAGTTGATTGTGGATTTGTATTTATCGTTGCAATTGATGGTTGTGTTATTGTAGTTGTTGGTAAGTTTGTTTGATTATTTCCCGCGAATCC